GCGGTTCATACTGTTACCAACCCGGGTCGTAAGACCACTTTAGGTAACAGACTTCGGTAAGAATCCGATTTAAAATACTTTCCCAGGAATACTGGTATGTCAGGTTTTACGACCAAAACATACGCAGGTCCCGGAAGTATCCGTTAACTCGGGAGAGGTTTACATAACCTTTCCTCGATTCCGCTGCCGTTGCCCAATTCTCGACCGTTGAGTAGTTGCTCCAATAGGCGACCTACCGTCCGTCTAGAGAACGCTTAGATATGAGTATCCCTCACGGGAGGTACAAAACCAGTACCCTATTTCTAACGTGCTCTTAACCGATTAGGTTAGTCCCCGGGCCCAGTGATTAGCTGGACCGAAGAGTGCCGTTCAGGCACCTAAAGAGTACTTCTCTCAAAACAACTGAGAATCAGACGCGGGCTAAATTATCTAGATTTTCTAGATCGTCTGTGAAATGCCCCGGAAGAAACTTGAATGTGTTCCAGAGGAACCGCGCCCTGGATAACCCCAGACCATTTTCGATAGAATCTGATCTGTTGAGGGGTTACCTTATTGGGATTCGAAGATATTCCTTCTAGTCCTTCGGGTCGCCGCAGTTCAAATACGTGATTCCCTACAAGCGAAATTTCGCGTAGGGCCTCAAGGTATTCAAAGTAGAGCTCGTAGAACTCTGCTTGCCGCATCCATGGATCAAACTGCACTTTCCAAGCTGGGAACTTTGCATTCACCTTAAGTGAAGTGGCAAATATTTTACCAATACTTGGACCGAACAGTCCTCTCCATAATGCGTTGAACGCAGCGATTTTCGGTTCGGACGGCTGATATTTTGACACATCAGTCGCCGGCGCAATATCTTTGTCTATTGACAAAATATTGGCATCGACCCAAAGCATCACCTGAGCTAGATTATAGCTTAAGTGGTCTTTTGTACCGAACATAAAGTCTTTTGCGAAAAGACCTTGACGTTCGATGTTTCGGGCGGTAACCGTAATGTCTCCTAACATGAACATTGCTTTCAATTGGTTCATGTCCACAGTATACTTGCTGTGGCGAGGAGTCCCAAGGAGGAAGAATTCTTTCGCTTCCGCTGCTGTATTAGGGATAGCATCCGCTAACACAATGGCTCTCATCTGCGCATTTAACGAACCTAAAGGTTTCGTCAATCCCGCAAGATTACGCCATCCAAACCCTAGTACCCGGAATAATTCAACCAGAGAAAGATTATACTTCTCTTTATATTGAATTAATGCTGGTAGCAGTGTCTGTGCAGCTCCTAGTTCCGCTAAAGGAAATGGTGAAACATCCATCCCTTTATAGAAGGTTCGTTTAGCGAACTCAAGGGCAGTCCCGCGATCGGAGATAATAGATTTCGAGATATTCACCTCCATACCTAAAGATTTTAGGATATAGAGATAAGCATCTTTAACATCTTTATCACCAATTACGAGATCGTCCCC